ATCAAAAATATCAATGCTAAATCACAGGCTTGGATGGATGCAAATCCAGGTAGTTGGGCAGGTATGGTTACTGAGGATATTCAGTATTGGAATGACCAAGGTATTTTTACAGTTGAAGACTATGAAAGAGATAGCCTTATAACAAGTGTATATGAAATGCACAAAGACGCCTTTGGTGTAAAAGGCCGTCATTATAACTTTGACAAAATGTCAAACAAAGAATTAGAAGAAGAATTAGAGTATCTTTGTAGAGTGGCTAAAGAAGTCGCTGAAGAAGAAGACAAAGCAGAAAAATCTGCTTATGAACAATTTGAAAATAGAGTTGCTGAAACTATGAAAATGGGTGCAGGTGACCGAGAAACAGCAATTAAATGGATTTTACAGGCCGAAAACTTAGACAATGAATATGATGCAGGTTATATTTGTTATTGTTTAGGTCTTAATTATGATAAAGAAGAAATTTTTAAACCTTATACTATGAAGGAGGCTGTATGAATAATATAAGTGAAATATATCCTTACAAGGATGATTTAGGTAAAAACCTATACAGAAAAAGAACTGTTTACACAGTTACAATTGAACAAGATGTTTTAGCAAATAATAAAGAAGAAGCTGAACAACTGTTTTTAGATAAAGGCGGCATCAATCACGCCGCTATTGGTTCAGATATTACCGAAGAAAATGGTGGTATTGAAACTTGGATGGTAGATGCAAATTATACCGATAGTGATGAAGTTAAATATATGGGTAAAGTTGTCTATGAAGATGACGAATATGCCGAAGAAGATGGATTAGTAGAAATCGACCCACATGCTGATGAAGTTGAAATACCTGGAGATGTAGATACTACATTAGATATGGAAATAGAAACAGAAAGAGGTAGATAATGAAATATAATGAAGATAAAATCTTAAAAGAAGTTGGTGACTATATTAAATCAACATATGGTCAACACTATGCTCAAGTAAAAGAGGGTGTACAAGTACAAGACTTGTTACGCTCTTGTGGTATTGATAAAGACTTTTGCCAAGCCAATGCAATTAAGTATCTTGCAAGGTATGGTAAAAAGAATGGTCGTAATCGTGCTGACCTTTTAAAGGCTGTACATTACATTGTATTATTAATGAACTCGGAGGACGAGACCAATGGTAAATGAATTTGAAACTTTAGATACTTTAAATGAAATTAATGATGCTTTAGATAGTGGTGATTTGACCACTGTTAAAGATAAGTTAATGGTTCTAAAAACCAAATATCAGAACTTTTGTGATGAATTTGACAAATGGGCTGATGAGGAATCCAAACGACAGGCTGATATTGAAAATGGCCAATATGAGTTGGATTTTGATAAAACCGTTACGGATTGCGTATAATGTTAAAAAATGAGGCGCCAGGATGCGCCAGGATTGGTTTTCTTAGCTGTTCTAAGGTCGGACTATGGTCGAAAAACAACGCTTTTTTCACTCCAGCTGCGACATTATTGACCAGCAACCACGCTTGACAATATACACAATTTTTGATAGGATTTAACTATATTAACACTTAAATTATGAAAGGACTTATGAGTACAACATTTAGATACGACAAAGAAATGCTATTTAAAGAGTTTAATGACGCAAAAGAGAAAGACATTAAACTAGGCAAAGGTGATGACAACAAAGTACACACCAATAGAATTAAACTTCTAAAAGAGTATATTGACTTAGAGGCAAAAATGCCTGAAGTCTTTAGTGATGTAAAAGTCAACTTCAAAAATCTCTTACTGGCTTACGAAAGTAAAAATCCAAGAGATTATTTCTACAGAAAAGTATTCAACAAATCATATGAGCAAGTAGAAGCTGAAAGGCATGCTGATGATTATAAAGAACCAAGTGAAAAAGAATTAAGTTTATAGTAATGGCGATTATCTATACAAACACATCAAGTGGTACTTTGAGGCGGAACAGGAAGAAAGCAAAAAACCTGTCCGCCTCTCAGTTAGAAAAGTTTAAAGAAGATTTGCGTTTGTATAATAAACACATGAAACAAATGCATATGCATGATAAACAAATGAATTTAGAAGACTACATCAAGTACAGATTTGGTTTATTAAAAGTCAAAACTGACCACATTGTAGGCACATATGAACCAGACAAAATTTACCGTAGAGAAACACCGAATTATCCAAGTAAAAGTAATAACATGGGTAATGGCGGTACTATTGACCACAAACAAAGGCAAGAACGAATAGCAATATCAAAACAGTATTCTATTGTTCCTGCTTACAACAAAGGTCCTTATATGGTCGTTGGTAAAGAAGACCTTAAAACTGCTGGGAGAAAAGTATGAACAAATTAGGTTATATTGGTCTTGCAGGTATATTAGCTGTATTTATTTTTATGGCTACAGATGCAAGGGCTGAGGAACAAAACTGGTTCCAGAAACAATGGAACGAAACAGTTGAGTTTCAAAAAAATAATTGGCAAAAAGGTAAAGAACAATTTGCCAATAATAAAGTACAGTTACAAAATCTATTTAACAAGGTGAAGAATTATGTATCACAAAATTAGTGAGTTTTGCGATAAAATAGATAGTATAAAAAAAGATGCTGACAAGCTCCGTGAAATGAAATACGGAGCTGTCAAGTCTTCTAAGATTGAAATTGATAACTTGATACAACAAATACAAGCAGATTGTTTTTTGGTGTCACAAGATAAAGGTAATTATGAAAAGATTGATAATTCTGATAGCGTTGAGTATATTGACGCTAACGGGGTGCAGTACAAGTAGAAGTGAATTTGGTGCTGTATTAGGTGGTACAACCACAGCAGCTACATGTGCTCAATTTACACAAGACCCGGCCGCTATTGCCGTTTGTACAATGGGTGGTGCATTTGCCGGTGCAAATATTATGTACAATTCAGATTATGATGTTCACAATGCAGTATTCGTTGACCATTTAAACAATGGTCCTGCCGGTTCAAGTTATACAAACTGGTTTAATTCAGAAACAGGTAATTCAGGTATTATTAAGACTACTAGGTCATATTTGGTAGGTCCTATCAAGTGTAAAGATTATGATGCTACGATTGATATAACAAATCAATGGCCGTTAGTTGGTCTTGGTGGTGTAAACAGACGAATGGTGTTTGGTACAGCGTGTCAGTTGCCAGACGGAAAGTGGGTAGAAAAAAATGACAGTTAGTGAAGTGAGAACAAAGATAGAACAATTAGAGAACGAAATCAAAGAATTAGAACAAGAAAAAGAATTAACAAATAGTCAGGAAAAGCTTGACTTTTTAGATGATACCATCTATAATACAAAGGACAGTATTGAAAAGCTTAAAAAATATGTTTAATTTTAATATGAAATGGTACTTGACCTGGACTTTATTACTAATAACATTTTTATTGGTATCTGGACTTGCCATTTCAGCCGAAAAAGAGTATTATACTAAGATAAGACCAGTTAATCCTGAAGAGGTTAATGGTCAGTTTTGTTATATTAAAGTCGTTATCAGACAAAATGGTGACGAAATAGTTAAAGAAGAAATTTTGGAGTGTGCTGATGGTAGAAACAGATTTGACGGTCCTAGTTATTGGGAGTTGTTTGCTCAGTTTTACTACCGTGATGTTAACACACCAGAATATTGCAGGTACTATTCCAGACCTGGCCATGCTTTTAAGTCGTTCGGAAAAGTGTGTATGAACAAGAACGGTGAATGGGAGGCACAATAATGATTAAGAATATTATTATTATCGCTCTAGTAATTTTTGTAATTACCAAGTTAAATGTAACTCCTAACGATATGTTAGATTGGGTTCAATCCATGCTTGACAAAATACAAGAATTAGTATATATTATGAAAGAGAAGGTATAATATGAACAAATATGTGAAAACAATTGGTGCTTTGAGTATGGTTGCCTTATTAGGTGCATGTTCAAGTACAAACTATACAATCAAAAAAGAAAAGGCAGATAGTCTAAATGTCGTACCTAGTTGGTATATGGCAGACATTAATGAAACAGATGCTTGTGACTTAGATACAAATATTATCGGTCAAGTTAAGAAAGCTGATAAGAATAAACAATGTATCTATGGTGTTGCAACAGCTGTATCACCAGACCTACAACTTGCTATCGAAAAGGCAAAGATGTATGCGAAGTCTGAAATGGCTGACATTATTATGGGTAAGATGAATAAAGAATCCAAACAATTTATAACTGAACTTGGTAAAACAGAAAAGAAAACTGTTGTATCTGAGGTAGAAAGTGTATTGGTTAATTCTATTAAGAATACACCAGTAAGAGGTTATGAAATCTTTGCTCAGGATGTAACACTAACAAGTAGTGGTTATTACAGAGCATGGGTTGGTTTGAGATTGCCTTTAGGTGAGTACAATAAAATGTACAACTACAATATTGAACAGGCTGTTGATGCATATAACTTAAAAGATAAAGCACAAACAGCTTTTAATAAAGTAATGGAAAGTGGAAATGATGACAATCCAGATATACAGTAAGCCTAATTGTATCTATTGCGATAAGGCAAAGTCTTTGGTTAAAAGTCTAAACTTAGAATATGAAGAGAAAGTCTTTGGTAAAGATTTTCAAACACCGGAAGAACTTTATGAGGCAGTTGGTAAACAAGTAAGAACTATGCCACAAATTAAGATTGACGGTGAACTAGTTGGTGGTTATAATCAGTTAGTTGAGTATTTTACAGATAAAGGTTTAGTTAATTTTAAAGGCGAAAAAGTAGATGGCTGATGATAAAATTGTTTTGTTCCCTCAGAACAAAATTGTAAATGCAGAAAGAACTGGCAGAACAGTTAGTCCTGAGGAACACCAAAAAATAGTAGATGAACAAACAAAAGAATTTGTTGAAAGTACAGTTGACGATATTGCTTACACACTACTAGACAAGTTTATCAATGCAGGTATCAAAACTAAAGAAGACAAATTTATGGCCGACCTTGCATTAGCAATTGATACTATACGAGGCCTAGTTTATAGAGATTTTAAAAAGTATCATCCAGCTCAGGCATTGGCCGACAAGATGGTAACAATTAAAGTACAACGCAACGGACAAAAAAATGCGAAGTTAAATTATAGTGAAGTGATTGGTGTAGAACATAAACCACACCGACCATTGTCCGAAGATGTACAAAAAGAGGTTAAAGATTTATCAGAAATGGAAGACATTGAGTTTATTCCAGACTTTGACCCCGATAAATGAATTCAGACGAGCAAACTACAGATGTACGCTTTGTCTTGTCGAATAGTGGCGACTTAACGCATTGAAAGGAGTAACAATAATGTTACAATATATTATGAACATGTTTAAAACTGATAAAGGAGAAGACAACATGGCAAGAGCTAAACAAACTAAAACTGAAAAGGTAAGAAACCTTTTCTCTAAAGGTCAATCTGTGACTTGGAAAACTCTAAGAAACAAGTTTGATTTAACTTCACCAGCATCTATGGTTGGTAAGTTAAGAAACGAAGGTATGATGATTTATGAAAATAGAACATCTACTGGAGTATCTTATAGAGTAGGTACACCTTCAAAAGCTGTTATCGCAGCTGGTCAAGCGGCACTATTCGGTGCTCAAGGTTACACAGCCTAACTAATTGAAGGGGGCTTTCGAGCCCCCTTTTTATCTAAAGAGATTTAAAATGTCAGAATATTTTTATGAAGTTTCTAATAAGTGGAAGAAAAGTTATTATGAGGAACACGATTATGAAAAAGGTGACCAAAAGTTTACCGAAGAAAGTATGTGGCGTTGGGGTAAATGGATTGTCAAATCAGATTTACCATATATTGATTTTGTAAATTCTATTGGTGCAGATACAGATGAGGGTTATATCTCAAATGAAGATGCTGAAGTAGAAGATTATGTTGAAGTAGATGACCAATGTTATAGAGGTTGGATAAATTTAGAAAATATCACCGAAGATGACATTGAAAAACTTGATGAAGATTGTTTAATTGAAGAAGAATTTGAATGTGTAGATGGCCGTTCTTATATGCAAGGTCCATTAGAAGTGAAAGATGTTACAGATGAGTACAAGTGATGGTGGAAAAGGTAGTAAACAAAGACCTACCGATAAAAACAAATTTGATGCCAACTATGACCGTATTTTTGGTAATACCGAAAACCATAAACGAAATGTAAGAACTTTGGCTGAAAACGCAAAAGATAAAAAGATGACCAGAAAGGTCGATACTTATGAATATGAAGATTTATAAACCTGTATCAAAACAGACCAGGTGCCAGAAGCTGAAATTGCAGAACTATTTACAGATAAAGACTTTTATAAATGGTACGCA